CCTAACTTCCCATTTTGTTTTGATGCTTCCATACGCCTTGATATATATAGATATTCCTGTAGTTGTCTTTCGTTTTGGTAGTGGTCATTTACTAAAACAAAGAACTCTCGAATAATTTTATCACAGCTAGTTTTCTCATTATCAGTGAAACAATTAGCTATTCTGTACTGCTTATAAGCATCATTTGGTATACCTGCACAGCGTTTATTCCAGTTAAAGCATAAAAGCCTTATGTATATTCCGACTTCTTCATTACTAAGGTGTTGCGTACCTGCGATAAAGTCTTCTGTAAATAAGTACCATGCTTTCATTTTCTGCGTTGGTTTTGAATTTTCGTGTATAATCATATTGAACTCCAATTTAGTTTATTGTAACCCCTCTAAGCCTAAACCTAAAGGGGTTTCTTGGTTAATACCCCCAAACTTCCTTTCTAGCTTGAAGAACAGTAGGTTCTTTCCAAATCCAGTTATCTGGATTAGGCACTAGAGAGTCTCTAACGTTATCTGGGGTATCTACTGTTTTGAGATAATTACCCATTACCTTTAAAATATGCTTACATATCCGCATAGGTTGTGCGTAATCATCTAGCGACATCGCAATAAATTCAGCATCCTTAGTCTTTGTCGGATTTTTCAGATACCACAAGATTTGCTTCGAGTTTGTCGCTGACTGATATATGGATTGTTGCATAGAATGTGAAATACTAATCCTTTGGGGTAGGCTTTTAGACGTTTTCAAATCAATATAAAAATCCTCTTTGGTCTTCTTATCTTCAAAATGAAAGTCCGTATAACCCACGAAAGGTATGGTTTCTATCTCTAATTCTACCTTCTTTTGATAGGTCAATAGATTCCATGAGTAAGCATATTTCTGAAACTCCTTAGTTCCTAGCTGTAATAGTGGCACTAAATTGTTTCTTTCATCTTCTGTTTTTGGGTCATTTATTCTAGAACAGTTTGCATCATATTCAGACACCATTTTTTCTGTCGCTTCTTCTAGCGGTATTCCATTGAGAAACATATTAATGCCAGACTCCACAGATTGACCCCTAACAGCCGATGCACTTGTTGGGAACTCGTACCCAAATATTCTTCTCAACGCCCATCGTTCACGATAAAAAGCGAACTCATTAAGATGACTAAAGGATAAAGGCAACAAATCAAACTTTTCAAAATGCTCCCTCATATTAAATCCATGAACTCTTTAGTTTTCTTTTTATTTTTATTTATCTGAGCATAGAGAAGAACACATTCTGCATACACATTACTTTCTTTCCCAAACCTTGTTACATACTCATGGAGTGCATCCAGAAGGTTATCCATAACCTTTATTTCGTCTGAATGTTTGGCTAAACCTCGTTCTTTCTGCTTATCCATTTTTCTTTCCATTTCAAATTCGAAAAAGGTCTTTGAATTATCATATTCAACCATTGTTTTCACCCCTCACAAGTTCGTATTCAGCAAAGGTTTTTTCATCAACTTTTTTCTTGTGCGTAATAATATTGAACCCTTCTTGCCTTAACTCAAATATAACGGCACTTAATCTAAAAGAACCGAATTGATACAACGCTTCTAATGGGGTTATTTTGTTACCTATTTGTAGGTATTCTAGGATATTTTCCTTTTGTGATTTTTTTGGCATTTCAAACTCCTTTCTATAAGTTGTGTTTAGCCAGTTCTCGTTCATTGACCACCTTAGTTCTTAGGTCATCTCTAAACGCTTTGAAGGATTCGAACCTTATTTTGGCTCTATTCCTTTTTTTTAAGGTTTCACTATATCTATTAGCAAAATCCCTAAACTTGTCGTGGTTAAATATCAAACCATCTAACTCTTTCATGTTCTTATACATTTTTTGTCTGGAAAACTGAAGTGTCAATTCTGCAACAATCATTTTTTCCTCTTTTTTCATTAGTTCACAAGCGGTATCTAAATCTGCAAATATCATCCCTAATTCTTCTTGTTGGTGTGATATCTTTTGGGGGTCAAACTGTAGTGAATAAATATCTGTCATTTGATGCACTCCGCATACGTTATCATATACCCCATTTTGTCTTTGTAGCTGTCGTGATGCTTTGGGTTAGCCTTTAGCCTTACTGTCTTCTGCCAGTCGTTACATAAAGCCACTTGGTGCGGTTTTACTTCTATTCCTAAGATAACCGACCACCCCTTCGCTATTTCTTCGTGATTTGTTTTTATATCGCCATAATCTCTTCCGCGAGTTTCAACAATACTTACTACCTCTTTGCATAATTTTTCACCAACCATCTGGGTTTTCCTTTTTCCATTCTATGCGTTCTAATAAATCTTTTTTCCACTGCTCGTTAAGTTCCTTGTCAGAATGTCCTAATGTGTGGCACTTGCGACATAAGGCATAAAGATTGTCTATGCGGTTCAGCCTGTTGTTTTTGACTCCACCCATGCCCTTCGGTATTAGGTGATGAATATCCACCGCTACTTCTTTATGACAATTCCAACAAAGGGGGATATCGTTTTCGTGATACCCCCAAAAGTCGGCAAAGAGCTTCTTATAGTTCTTTAAGGTTTTCATTAAATGCCCTTACAGCGTTTTTTGTGAGTTCCTCAATATCATTTACCGAAAAGTGACCAGAACCCATTGAACGACCAACTACCCCTGTCACGAATATATCTAGACGCTGTGTATCCCCTTTATTAAAGCCATTTGAAGGCGGTTTAGATGTAAAGGTATTATTAGATTGTGGAACTGGTTGTATTGTCTGTGCAGGGGAATATTGCGGTTGTGGTGCTTGTGTAGGCGTATACACTGGCTGTCCGTTATCTGGCATGGATGCTATCTCAACATCTTTGATATTCGTGTATTGATTACCATTTGCTGACGTTTTCGTATTGATAACTGTATAATTTATCGCATCGCCTTTTTGTGGCATAGGGTTCATAACTGTACCCCTGTAATAAAGCCTAGTGCCATCTATCAAATCTATAGAGTAGTTTGGTACTCCATCTTTCGTATTATCAAAAATTTTATCTATTATCATTTACTTATTCCTTATTATTTATTGATTACATTATAGCCACGACCTTCTAAACACCGATTGATAAAATCTTTTCTGGTGTTTACTTTAGGACTTAGCCATAACACCCTCCAACGAATGTTGTTATACACCACTTTGCTTTTATCGAAAACGTAGCTTGTATTGTCCTCAACTAAACTTTTGCAGGTATAATAATCATCGTGAAAGCGGTTCATGTCACCCTTTATTGAGGCTGACGATTTTCCTCTTGAATCCACAATTGGCATTGTTGAGCAACCGCCAATAAAAGCAATGGACAAAAGAGTGAAAATTAGTTTTGATTTTTTCATGCGAACTCCAATTCAATTTAAAACCTATATTAGTTTTTGGGTTATGTCTACGCAAAACCTATAATTAGAAAAATCATAATTAAAAATGCACTATCAAAAACAATCTCTAAAAATTTATTCATCGTTTATCTGCTCCAAACTTTTGTATTTTATTTTTCATTAATTTTTGCAACACCAACTGGTCTAAATGTTTTTTAACTGAGAAGTACAGTGTAAGTTCGTCTTGTATTCTACTATTTTCCTTATCCTCTTTGCTTGGAATATCAGACATATAATCATAATCACTATCTGGGTTAAATTCTTCTATAGGCGGTTGGTCAGACCATGCTTCACCCCATTCTAGAACTCGTTTTTCCTCAAGTTCTTTTCTAGCCTTAGAAACAATCTCACAATATTCTTTTACTAAACCATAATGTTTAGCTACTGACATATTTAGTACTCTTACGTTGTAAAGCGTTTTGTTCCCTATTTTTGTTGGTTGTTCTATCATGTTTCCATCCTGTTCAAGTGTTCCAAAAACCAACTCATAAACCAGTAACAGTTTACGTTACTGTCAACTGCACCAGACCGAAAGTTAGTTTCTCCATCATCATATTTAAAACGAAATTCATATCGCCAGTTTGTGTTTTGAGTTTTGTAAAAATACAAATCACCATACCCATAATCGGAAATACTAATTTCATTCGTTCTTCTGTTGATACTTCTATGTTTCCAATGAACATGAGAAAAAAATGAACCCTCTGGAAGTGGGTCATATAACTCATCGTCACCCCTTGAATATTTAGGCTCATAAGATATAACCATCCTTGTTAAATCAACGTATCTCATTTTCTGTTTCCCCTGTAAGTTTGTCCTAGTTTATTATAACCGCCTTTAGTGTCTACGCTCATTACTTCCCTGTGCTTCCACCCAAAAGGAAAATGGTCTGTGAATTCTGGCGGTATACAAATCAAATGATACTGGTTAGCTGTATCAACCATGAATTTTGCGGGTGGATATATCTCTATCCCTAGCCATTCATCGCCCAATAGGTTTTCCATAATAGACATTTTATCAGACCATTTGATGTTATCACCCTTGTCCTTGCGTTTGATACTTAGCCACACACACTTCCCTTTTAGTTCTTCTGTGTGTACTAGCTCATCGGCTGATTTACCTTCATATTTGTTGACTGCGAAAATGCTATTTTCAAAAATGACTCCATCCATTTCTTTTAAGGCTACGTGTACTGCACAATCTCGTATGTGCTGTAAATCATAGTCTTGACCATTATCGATATACCAATCTCTTACAGCTTTGACTCTTTGCTCAACGAAATCTTTGGGCAAGGTGACATTACCCATATCGATAAGGTCACCCCCTTTTACTTTAGCTATCATTACTTCACCTCGTTCTTGCTGTTGGTATTATTCATCTTGATAGCGTGTCTTAGTATTCTATCCCTTTGCGATTTTTTGCATTTGGATATAACAGCCAGAACATTGATTGCGTGTTGCTGAACTTCTTCCTGTGAAAAAGTATGATTGCGGTTTATTTTAACCTCAAAGCTTTTGGCAATAAGGTCATCTGTAAAACCCTCTTTTTTGAGTGCTTGTACTTCTGCGGTAGTAATTATCTGTTTCATTTGAACTCCAATTTATTATTATTATTAGTATTAATAACCTAGAGTTTAATGTAGGTTTATTTTATTGTCAAACAAAAATATTGAGGTTTGTTATTTTTTTTGATATTTTTATGATATTCCTCCTAAGTTAGCGGAATATACAAATGAACTCCAATTCGATTTGTATAGCGTAGGGGGTAAATTTTAAAAATTAAATGGGTGCAATCTCATTAGACCTTAGAACTTACCCCCTCATGATAAAAGAATCCGACATACAAATAGCCTGTAATGACTACCTAAATTACTTGTGCAAATACTACCATTTTCGCCATTTCCATGTACCGAATGAAGGTCAAAAGTCTATTGGGTATCATTTAAAGATGAAAAAGATGGGTTTGAAGTCTGGTTGTCCAGATATTATTTTAGAATATCCACAAGGGCGTATTCTTTATATTGAGTTGAAGACTGAAAAAGGTAGGCTTTCGGATAGTCAAAAGCTTTGGGCGGTGCAATCAAAAGCTATGGGTACACCTCATTTTATTGTGAAGGGTGGTGTAACAGAATGTTTAGACCAAATAAAAGAGATTGTGGAAATAAACGTGCCTGTGCGGTCTTAACGTTTTTCCTGTTACTTTACCCTTTTTACACGCAATAGACGCTGTACAGCCTTTAAATTGCCTTTGAACGGCATTTTGTTCTTTCTTTTACGTTTCCGCTTACGTCCAATGGGTCTTTTGTCTATGAGTTCAGAAATAGTAGCTGTGGTTGTAAAACCTATCATTTTTTCTTTTTCTTTTTTCTATGTGCTGAATTTTTCATCAAACGACCATCTGGCATATAGTGAAAACCTTTAGGTGCTTTTTTGCGTCTTTTTTTTGCCATTTATTTTCTGGTCTTCATTTTTTTCTTTTTGGTTTTTCTTTTTTTCTTTTTCATTCCCATTGAGTGAGAACCTTTACCTGTGTGATACGGCATTACTTTTTTCCTTTCTTTTTCTTTTTACCCTTTTTTTGACTTTTTAGAATTGCTTCCTGTAGTCCTTTTGGTAGTTTTTTTTGTTTTGGTGTTAGTGCCATCATACCCCCCTTTAGTTTTGTGGTTCAATGATTTTTTTAGAAAAAAACTCGCAATCTTTGAGAAGAAATCATAAAGCTTCAAATATACTTTTTTCATGTAACTAACTCAAAATGCGGTGCATCTATAAAAGGTCTTTTGCCCTGTGAGCGTCTAAGGTCTATATAAGCCATCATAGCTTCTTCGGCTGTACCTTCCCAATCTCGCAAGTCTGGTATATGCCATGAAGCACCCCATCTTATTCCTACTCCTTCTCTTACTGATGCTTCTTTGAACGCATCTGCAATATCATCATAAAGGTTCAATTCCCATGAAATGCGTGAGCCAATATAAGCCACAACATCAACCGCATCGCCTGTAAGGTGCTTGCTTTTCATAGTTTGTGAAGCACCTCTAGCTACTAGGTCTTCTTGTTCTTTTTGAGTTCTTAAACCCGATGTAACGCCAAAATCCACATTAGAAAGACCTATGGCGGTGGTTACTACCGAATGTAATTCGTTCTTTACTCCGTCTAATCGTCCTAGACTTCTTTGTGATAATGTAAAAGCCATTTTATTTCCCCTTTGTATCTGTTTTGAACGCTTTATCTACGCTTCTCATCCCTGCTATTCCCAACATACCAAGTAATAAAGGCATCATTACCGCCATGTCAGCTTGCGGTATAAGTATACCAAATCCTGCACATATTGGCGATATAAGATAATTGATAGCTAACGATAAGCCACAAATCCAACCAATAAGCGGTCTCCATGAAGATTGAAACCAATTCCCTTTAGCTTCTTCTTGATTCACCTTTATCTGTGCTAACGCTAGTGCTTGAGCGTGTTTATCTGCCATTGTAGCCAACTCATGTGCAAGTTTAGCCTTTTGGTCTTTGTCTTCTATGAATTTGTCTAATAACCCTGTTACTGGTTCGACAAGTGACCCTAATAAACTCATTTTTTTACTCCTGTTCTATCTAATACTGAAAACCCCATAAAAGCACCGACTATCCCTGCTTGTGCTAGATAAAATAAATTTGATAGGTCTGTAAGTAGTTTTATTCGTGAATCTGGTATCAAGGGTGTAAACATTATTATTGTGAAGACCAACATAGACCCAAGAGAAACCCAAGCCATGTTTCGTTGGTGCATTTGCTTTCTGTTTATTCTTTTGACTTCTTCTGTTTGTTGCCAACTATCTATTTCAACATCAGAAATAACGCCATCTTTGTTAGCGTCCATTTCGTTATATTTTGAATCTTTTTCTAATTTTTTCTGTGTCATTTTTTAAAACTCTCATTTAGTGAATCAACAACGCTATCTATATTGGGTTTAGGTGAGTGTGGATTATAAATACAACGATACTCATTTGGGCATTCTCCTTCAACCACTAGCGTATATGTATCATTCGCACCTTTGTATAAACATACTTGTTGTCCATTCTTTGCTCTGACTCTTTTATATCTTCTACAAGTAACATATTTTGGGTCTTCTCTCATTCCTTTTCTGATTTCTTGTTCCCAAGTCCAGTCGCTAAATTTTTTAAGAAAACAGGTAAAACAGTTCTTTATATTGTCCGACTGTGCGTAATATATCACCTCTCCATTAGTACAAAGCCATTCAAAGGTTTCTTGTCCACCTTCTTTTCTGACGCATTTATCTCTAGTCTGATAGCCACCAACCCCTGTCCAACCCCATGAGTGAGTAAACAAAAAGA